TCAGATTCTTCTCAAGGAAGTGCAGAAAGAGCTACATCGGCTGGTATGTCTATGCAACAATCTTCTGCAATTAAAAGACAGAAGCGTACTCTAATGAATTTCCAAAACACATTCTTAATTCCAATGATTAATAAATGTCTATGGAGAAAAGTACAGTTTGACGTAGATAGATATCCTGTTGTCGATTATAAATTTATACCTTATTCAACTATGGGCATTATGGCTAAGGAGCTAGAAGCACAACAAATGGTTAGCTTATTGCAAGCTATACCTAAAGATTCTCCTGCCTTTAATGTTATATTATTATCTGTCTTTCAAAACTCTAGCATACATAACAGAGAACAAGTTGTACAGGCACTTATGGAAGGTATGCAGCCTAATCCTGAAGAACAACAGATGCAGCAGATGGCTCAACAGCTACAACTACAGAAGCTACAGGCAGATATATCTAAGACTCAAGCAGAAGCTCAAGAAGAATCAACTAAAGCAATGTTAAACGCAGCCCAAGCAGGCTCAGAACAGCCTAGTGAACTTAAGATACAAGAGAAGTTCCTTAAACTACAGAAAGATTTAGCTTCTATTGATAAGATGAGAGCAGACACAGAAAACAAAGATAGTGAAACTATGAGAAACATACCTGAAATAGAACACTTACAATCAGAAACACTATTAAACATAGCATCAGCAAAAGAAAAGTTACAAGGGTAATATATGGCTAAGACAGCAGCGTGGCAACGCAAAGAGGGTAAGAATCCTAAAGGCGGATTAAATGCTAAAGGAAGAGCTTCTTATAATAAAGAGACTGGTGGTAATTTAAAAGCACCACAAGGAAGCGGAACTGATAGTAGGCGTGTATCTTTTGCTTGTAGGTTTGCAGGTATGGCTGGTCCTATGATAGATGCTAAAGGTAANCCTACNCGTAAAGCATTAGCATTAAAGAAATGGGGCTTTAGCTCCGAAGCAGCAGCTAGAAATTTTTGTAATACACATAAAAAATCTTAATGCCAAAAGATAACGAAGAATTTTATAAAGATAGAATAGAGCTTTTAGAAACTGAAGGATGGGCAGACTTAATTGAAGAATTAAAAATAATGTCCGAATCAGTCAAAAGATTAGATTCTATTGATAATGAAAAAGACCTGTGGTTTGCCAGAGGTCAGTTGTCAATTCTAAGACAGATGATTGTTTTAGATGACGCAACAAAAGCAGCGATGACAGAACTAGACAACTAGCGTCATCTTTTTACAACTTCATAACCCCAAAGGGGCGGAGACAATGATATGAGCAATATAGTAGTAGACCCTGCAGAAGAATCAGCAGATGTAGAAGTAGAAAACACAGTAGAACCTGAAGAAACCCTAGAGGCTGGGGAAGCAGAAACACAAGAACCTGCTTTTGAAGTCCCGGATAAATTCTCTGGTAAGAGTGTAGAGGATATAGTTAAGAGTTATCAGAACTTAGAACAAGAGCTTGGTCGTAAAAGCCAAGAGATTGGAGAGTTAAGAAACTTATCAGACAGTTTCCTTAAAGCTGAAATATCTAGAAACGAACCGCAGACAAGTCAAGCGACAGAAAACTCAAACAACGAAACAGAAGAAGATTTCTTTGAAGACCCCAGTAAAGCGGTCAATTCTTTAATAGAAAAACATCCGAGGTTTCAGGAGTTCCAAGAATTCCAAGCTAGGCAACAACAAGATACTAGCAAGGCACAATTGGAACAGTCTCATCCAGACTATGTAGACATCGTACAAGATACAGGTTTTCAAGATTGGGTTAAGGCTAGTAAATTTAGAGTAAACTTATTTGAAGAAGCGGACAAGTATAACTATGATGCAGCAGATGAGTTGTTGACGCACTGGAAAGAGCGTTCAATGATTGATAAAACTGCAGAGGTTAAACAAGAACAAGCAGCTACAAGAAAGAAAGCACTAAAAGCTAGTAAGACTGAATCGAGAAGTTCAACTGAATCTTTAGCAGGTAAGAAAACATATCGAAGGGCAGACCTAATCCGTCTGAAAGCAACAGACCCTAATAGATATGCAGACTTAGCTGATGAAATATACGAAGCCTACGCTGAAGGAAGAGTCAAATAATTTGATAATACTATAACAGGAGTACAGTAATGGCAAAAGGTATAATTGGTACAACCAATAACCAAACGGTTACTACGGGTGCACAGTTCATTCCAGAAATCTGGTCTGATGAAACTATTGCAGCGTATAAATCGAACCTTGTAGTTGCTAATTTAGTTACTCGCTTGAATCATAAAGGTAAGAAAGGTGACACAATTCACATTCCAACACCGGTTCGTGGTTCTGCGACAATTAAAGCAGCAAATACAAAAGTAACAATTCAGGGTGACACTCATAATACTACCAATCTTTCGATTGATAAGCACTATGAATACTCTGTCTTAATTGAAGATATAGCAGAAGTACAAGCGTTGAGCTCTCTAAGAAAGTTCTACACTGACGATGCCGGCTATGCGTTGGCTAAGCAAGTGGACAATGACTTAGCTACATTATTTGAAGTCTTTTCAAACGATGCAGCAAATCCCGGAGTTGTAGGTGGTACTGCTGCATCAATGTATGAGAAAGCAGTAATTGGTAGCACAGGTTCAACGCTGTATACTGGTAACTCTTCTAACGCAGCAGACATTTCAGACGCTGGTATTAGAGCTATGCTTTTAAGACTTGACGATGTAGATGTACCAATGGACAATCGTTCTATGGTTATTCCACCAGTTGCAGCTAACGATATGTTAGGTATTGCAAGATTCACTGAGCAACAGTTCATTGGTTCTGGCGATGCAATTAAGACTGGTAAAATTGGACAGATTTATGGTGTAGATATTTATATCTCATCTAACTGCCCAACTGCTACCGGCACTGACAGAGTTGGTGCTATGTTCCACAAAGATGCTTTAGCATTAGCTGAGCAAGTGGGCGTTCGTAGCCAGACACAGTACAAGCAGGAATTCTTAGGTGACTTGTTCACTTCAGATACTATTTATGGTGTAGGAACATTACGCCATACTGCTGGTGTTGCGTTTGTAGTACCGGGCTCATAAGTTAATTGAGCTGTAGCCCCTTCTAACGAGGGGGTTATTCTAAATTAATTAGGAGTTATTATGCCTATTTACGATTTTGAATGTAAGAATAACCACATTACTGAGACAGTAGTTTCTTATGATAAACGGAAAGAACCTCAAGTTTGTGATGAGTGTGGAGAACCTGCTTACTATCAATTAAGTTTTTGTACTAATTTTCAATATGGTAGTAACTACAGTTCTTTTGCTGCAGATACTCACAAATGGAATCTTAGAGAAAACCATAGAAAAAAACATATGGTAAAAAATCAATCTTACACAGGATAATATGGCTTATAGTATACACGATGACACTACAAATAATCTTGAACTCTCTGCGTTTAAAGAAAAAATTCGTCAGTTATATAATGACATATTAAAAAAAGTATATAAAAGAGAAAATCCTGGGGCTACACCAGAAGAATGTGAAGCCTATGTAGAACAAAACGGTTTACAATTTCCCGATGAAACTCCAAACACAGAAGAGTTAGATGGTGAGATAGAAGAGCTAATGAATATGTTAGAAGAGATGACTCCTAATGAAGAACTAGAATTAGCTTCTGAATTAGATATGGAAAACAAACCTAAAGAATACACAGGTGAACAACTAAAATCTAAATCTCACGAAAAAGGTATTAAAGAAGAGATGAAAGATATCAATTATAAAATGGGAGGGCTGTTTAAAAATGTTAAGGACGAAAGAAAAAGAACAGCTACTAAAGCACCTAAGATTTCTACCGGCTCGGGTATTAAAAGAAATACTGCCGATGCTCATAAAGTAGAGTTTGCTCCTCTTGTTGAAGTTTTTAAAGATGAGTTACAAAGTTTAGCCCAGAGGCAAAGAATAGGACGTAAAAAACAATTTGGCAGGCTCTAATGGCTAAAAAATTTTATTGGAAAAAGAAAAAAACTATTGCTATGTACCTTAACAAAAGGCAGGCAACAGAAACACAAGGTAATGTCAATACATCATCTGAAGTTGAAATAGAGATGGAACATACCAGTTCTTTTTTAATTACAGAAACTTCATCTAACGCCTTACCTAACTACATTATTACGGAGTAAATATGGCAACAACTAAAGTATCAGCCTTATCAGNAAAGGNACCTCATTNNNAGGTAGTGAGGAAATATTAATTAATGATGGTGGTACTTCTAAGAAATCCACAGTCACAGCAGTAAGAACAGGAATAACAGACGCTACTAAACTACCACTAGCTGGTGGACAAATGACAGGTAACATTACTATGTCAGGAAGTCAGACTGTAGATGGTAGAGATGTATCAGCAGATGGTACACAGTTAGATACCAACACATCTGCTATTGCAACAAAGGCACCAATAGCTAGTCCTACATTTACAGGCACAGTTGCAATTCCAAACATAGGTAANTTAGANGCAGCTGTTGCAGCTAATACAGCTAAGACAGGAATTACAACAAGTCAAGCAAATGCTATTACAGCTAACACAGCTAAGGTAGGAATTACTACTAGTCAAGCAAATGCTATAACAGCTAACACAGCAAAGGTAACCAACGCTACTCACACAGGTGATGTAACAGGTTCAACTGCTTTAACTATTGCAGCAGGAGCTGTTGACATTGCTATGATGAGTGCTACAGGTACTCCTTCAGGAACAACATATCTACGAGGTGATAACTCTTGGGCAACAGTAGCTTCAGGAAATACAACAACTTATGGTCTATACGAACACGCACACACCATAGCAGCTAACTATAGCATAACAAGTGGCAACAACGCTATGACTGCTGGTCCGATTACAATCAATTCAGGGGTATCAGTCACAGTACCTACTGGTTCAACTTGGGTGATAGCATAATGGCAAAAGTTAAAATA